AAATTCTCCACACCACCAATATAACTTTCATAATCTAGAGTTTCTTCCAACATTTCACGTGTAAAATTAATAGTATCTACTTTATTGAGATGTGTATTGTGCCAATAGAGTTGAGGTACTGTTTTATGTCCACGAGTTTTAAGAAATTCCTTGGCCCAATCTTGTTCCTTTATGTTAATGACTTCAAATTTATAACCCCATTCGTTCAGTTTCATTTTCATCATATCACAAAAATCACAATTTGGTTGTGTATAAAGTTGTAATCTAATTGAAACTGACATTTGCCATTACCTCAGTTAAACACGCAACCACATTCAGTTCGTGATCAGCAACAAAAGCATTTTTATATTGATAATCAGCAAGAATTAGAACCAATTGTGGTATTGATTGTGCTGCAATTTTATCAGACATTCGATCGTATATTGCTCTAAAAATTGCAGATGCATCGGTATCAATATTATTGACAACCCAGGCACGCATTTTTTTAAAGTCCTTATTTTTTAGATGATCAAAAAGGTCGTCATAGTTTTTATCGGATATATTGATAAGTATACCGCTATCAATACTATTAGAGCCAATACTATACCTTTGTAATTCGTTAAGGATCCTTCTCCAATCTGGAGCAAATTTCATAATCAAATCTGCTAGGATTTTTTTATCACATTCAATATTTTCTTTTTCAAGAATTGTAGACACTCGTTGCATAAATTGAACAGCAAGTTGAGCCATATCTTTTTTAGATGTATTGAATTCATATAAACCACATCTTGAATGTAATGGTTCGATAATACGATTTTTAAAATTACAAGTTAGAATAAATCTACAATTATTACTAAACTCTTCAATAAAGCCACGGAGGGCAGGTTGAAATGATGACGGATTTAGATAATCGGCCTCATCCAAGATTACAACCTTATAACCACCTTGTAATGATACAGTTGACGCAAACTGTTTAATTTTAGTCCGAAGAGTATCAATATTACCTTCCTCGGATCCGTTAATAACAATATAGTCTAAATCTAGTTCATTACAAAGTGCCCGGGCAACTGTTGTCTTTCCAAGACCTGCAGTACCGGTGAACAACATATTAGGAAGTTCACCGGTTTCTGCTACCTTTTGGAAAGTTTGTTTAAGACCATTTGGTAAAATGGTATCTGCAATGGTGCGAGGCCGATATTTTTCGACCCACAAAAAATCATTTGACATTCACTGTTCCTCATAATAAAAAATAATTATATCACATAATTAGGCAAATGTAAATATTATTCTTCCATTGCTTTTTCTTGTTGAATGTTTTCAACTACTTGGATAATTTGTACTGCATCATCACGCAGTTTACCCAATGTGGACATTTCTTCACCCTTTACAGCACCACGTTGTGACATTGCATCAATGACAGCAACAGATGATCTTGCTACTTGGTTTGAAAGTGTTAAAAGATGATCATACTTATCTGGTTCAGACATTTATTATACTCCGTACGAAGATGTTTTTTCAAGTGCAATCCAATATTTTAGATTGGATTCTTTATGCTTAAAGCATGAGATTAATTTAGATGAAATTTCAACTTCATAATCACCTGGCAAAATTTTGAGGTTACTAATGCCAACAATAAAGTTAAAATTCACATCTGTAGGAAATTCACCATCAATATCGATCGAAAATGCATTCGATGTTGAATTACCATTATCAATTACGGATAGTTTAATAACCCCATCACTACCAGTAATTAACAATTCATCATGACCAAGAGTTGAAGCCGCTCTTTTAATTTTGTTAAGCGTATCATTCGTAAGAACAAATTTAACTTCAGTTTCTGGCATATTAATATCTTTTTGTGGTGTTGTAAGAGTATCCTCTGGCGAGAAAAAGTATTTAACTTTTGATCTACCAGTTGAATCTGATACTGTTACATATTCATCAGCAAATTTTAGTCTTGGTTTTTCAACAAGGCCAAGCACACCAATGAATTCATTTAGGTCATAGATGCCAAGGTCTTGAGGAAACTCCTCAGCCACTACTGCAGTAGCAAGAACGTTTCTGGCCTCTGAAATAGTTTTCACAGTATTGCCTTGGCGGATTAACATATTCTGATTGATACCAGAAAAGTTTTTAAGCACGTCTAGGGTATTTTCACTAAGTTCCATATTATTCTCCAAAAGATAAGATAGTTATATTATAATACAAGTTCGTTGGCTTGTAAACCCCTTTTCATCTTGCTAAAGTTCTTTTCTTTAACAAATTCGATTTTATTATTAAATTTGCCATCCAAAATTTCACCTTTATGAGAGATGACAAAAACATTTGTTTGATCGTCCAATGTGTATAGAATTTTAAGTAGATTTTCCACACCATCATGATCTAATGATGAATCAAAAGTTTCATCCAAAATAAGTAAATTAGTTGCTACAGAATTTTTCATTTTAGCAACTTGTCGCCAAGTAAACAATAAGGCCAAATCAATTCTTTGCTTTTCACCTTCACTAAAGGAATCATATGTAAATTCATCTCTATGACGAGAACGGATTACTTCCTGAAATGATTCATCTAAATGAAAGTGCACAAAGAAATCAAGCACTTGCAAATATTGATTTACAAGTTTATTCATTACTGGTAGATACTGTTTAATAATTTTTGTTTTAATACCAGTATCTTTTAACATTTCTACAATAACAGAATTGTAACTATACTCCTCTGAAATTTTCATTTTTTCTTCAATTAAATTATATTTAGTATCCTCAAATTCAGATAAATCTGTTTTGGCTTTTTCTAAATCATTTGATTCCGTACCAGTTAAATCGCTTTCAAGAGACTGAATGTGTGTTTGTAACCGATTGATCGTTTGATTATTAGAATGAATTTCCGATTGCTTTTCTCTGATTTCGGAAAATGAATTATTTGCCCGTTCAATACTCTGTTCAATAGCAGTTGACTCGGTAGCCGCCCTATCCATTGCCGATTTAAGTTCCTTTGCTTTGTTTTTGGCAAACGTAAGTTTTTCTTCTCTAAGTTCAGAACTAATATCTTGGGAACATGTTGGACATTCATCATTGGTTTCATAGAATTTTGCATCTTTTGCCACCGTTGTCATTTGTTGCTTAAATTGAGCAGTGTACTGTATAAGAGCTTGTTTTTTATTATTAAGTGTATTTAACTCGTTTTCGATTGGACTTTGCTTTGATTCTACATATGCTGAAAGAGTAGTATTATTCTGTTGAAGATCTTTTATTTCCGATTGGTATTTTGCAATGTCTTCTTTCTTCTTTGAAATATTTTGTCCAATTAATTCATTCACATCGCGAATATATTTTCTTTGTGCATCAATTTTAGTTTTTATGATATCAATGTCATAATTAATACCATTAAGTTTATCTTTCAGTTGAGTATTTCTTTCCTTTAAAAGTATATTCATTTTAGAGAATACATTAATGTCAAGAAGATCTTCAATTACTTCTCTACGATGACCACCAGGTAACTGCATAAATGGAATAAAAGAAGAACTACCAAGGACAATTACTTGATGGAATGATTTATGATTTAATTTTAAAATATTTTGTTCTAGGATCTTTTGATATTCTTTGGCGTGAGATGATTGGTTAATCATCGTACCATTTTTCCAAATTTCAAAAATGCCTGGTTTAATGCCACGACAAATTTTAAAATTATTTCCACCAATAGAAAACTCTACTTCAACCAAACACCCTTTATTGTTAATAGAGTTGATTAATTGATATTTGTTAATGTTTCTATGTGCTTTACCAAATAATCCAAATGATAAGGCATCTAGCATAGTAGATTTACCAGCACCATTTTGACCCACAACAAGTGTAGAGTTATTTTCATTTAGATTAATTTCGGTAAAATTATTTCCAGATGATAGGAAATTTTTATAACGAAGAGTCTTAAATATAATCATGCAAATTCCAGAGCCTGAGCCTCAGTCATTAGTTCACGTACTTGTGTTTTAATTTTGTCTTTATCTAAATCTGTATCAACTGCTTCAATGTACGAATCAATAATTTCTTGTGTATCATCAAAATTGATTTTTTCATCTTCAATATTTTCACCCAAAAACTCTTGAAAATTTTCTGCAATTTTTAGTTCGTGGATATTTTGGTTTTGAATTCTATCAATAAATCTATCAAATGTAAATGTATCTGATTTATTTACAACTACTACTTTTACTAATTTTCCATCCAAGTCGGAAGTATTATAGTTATTATAATCCATTTTTTCGTCATTGTAAACAATTTTTTGAAATAAAGTATATGGATTTCTAATTTTTTCTATTTCACGAGTTTCTGTATCAATAATGTGAAAGTGTTTTGGATCATGTGCATCTGACCAAAAAAATTCCATTTGTGAGCCTAGATACCAAATATTATCTTGTTTAGAAGATGCATGAAAATGACCAGTTAAAACCAATTCAAATCTTTTAAAAATATCTGCAGACATACCATGAGTATTTTTAATACCACGCATCATTTCGAATCCGTTCAATTCGAGGTGACCACCGAGCCAATCGGCTTTACACTCTCGAATGAACTTCATCGATGACTCATAGTTTTCAGGATTGATCCAAGGGAGAAGCGCAATCTTCAATGAGCCATATTCCATTACACGAGGTTCCATTACAATATGGATCTCATTCATATAATGACCAAGACATTCTTTCAAAGAATTAAGGTCGTTTGTGTTCTTATAGTATGTGTCGTGATTCCCTGGAATAATATCCATCTTCATACCAAGTTTGCGAAGAGGGTCTAGGAAATGTTTACGGTTATGATTTAATGCTTTAAAGTTAACGAATTTTCTGTGGTCGTAATAATCCCCGAGGTGTAAAATTTGTTCAATCCCGTTTTCCTGACAGTAAGGAAAAAGACTTTTGAATAAAAATCTGCCGCGTTGTTGAGAAAAATCTCGGAAGAGTTACGTATACCACAATGCGTGTCATTGAGAACTGCTACTTTCACTGAAGAAACTCCGTTAAATCTGAATCTGCCTTTACGCCACGTTTACGCTTTTGTTTTTCTTCTCTTGCAAAGTCTTTAACTTCACTGTCGACACTACGGACCTTTTCAATTCTATCTCTTAATGTATCAACAAATGCCCCTACTACTTGTTGGGATATATCATCACCGTGTTCATTTGCAACAAAATTTTCAATACCAGATTTTGTTAAATACTTGAGTTTAATATCTTGTTGTTTTTTCTCTTTTGCAATACGGCGAAGAAATGCGTACCAAGTAATTTGAGTGAAATAAGCAAAAGCATTTGGTTTACCCGTTCTTGTAGCTGTTTCTAAATTATAATTTTCTATAGCCTTTAAACAATTTTCAACTGCATCCATAACCATCTCTTCGCGATATGTGTAGCGAATAAAATTAGATTTGTGAGACAAACCTTCAGCGATTCGTAAGAAACACTGAGCAATATAGTCTGGTACGATAGGAAGTTGTTGTTCGTTTTTCTTGGCTTCTTGTACAGTTTTTACATAGTCTACGACTGCTTGCGAGAACTGAGCATTATTCACATAATGAATACTTTGTCTTTTTGTACGCGCCATGCCACCTCCTTTAATTATATGTTTATTATATACAATATTTACGTTCGTGTAAACATAAAAAAGTTTATATAAAACTAAAAAATAGTTGTTTACATTTGCTCAGGATGTGATATAATAAATTAAGATATTTTGGGGAACAGGAACCCTAAGTTTCATCCTGGGTTTTGTATTGCCATTCATCGGTATGTCCGACTGACCATTTAGGTTCTGTTTCTACTTTATAATTTTGTGTGCACACTTTAAAATCTGGTTGTTTTAATTCAGATGGAATTAAACTTGCATCTCTCCAAATTACTCTATTGTTAGGTTGCGCAGCGAATTGTCCATTATCTAATTGAATAATATTAAAACTTTTATGCTCAGGATCATGTTCACTGAAGTTTATATCTATACGGGATTTATCCGGATGTGCATTATCAATTGTAAAAAGATACTCACCCGGGTGCATGTTCCGATCTTTGCCGAAAAATTCACACCGACTTAGTAGTGGTTTTTCTATTACAGTGAGATCATAATCAAAGCAATCCCAAAGCTGAAGCACATCAAGAGGAAGGTCACCGTGAGGTCTCTTCCAAACGAAGGCTGACAAAGGAAGCTTATCATAGAGCGCGCCGTATTCAGTGAGAAGTGTTTCAAAGTAAAGTGCCTTATATTGTGTTGATTTTACTGAGATCCAAATTCCTGGAGTATATTCGCCATGGCCTTTTTCTAAATCGTAAAGATATTCCTTACGCACCATAACATGAATAGGTGGTAAAGGGTGTACCAAAAAACTCAATGTACTGTACCTTTAGGTCTAAACTGAATTACATTTGCAGTATCAGAATCATTTGCAATTTCATTATATTTGGCATTTAAAAATTCATTCATTTCTTCTTCGGATAATTCTTTTAATTTTTCTTCAATTTCTTTAAATGTAAGACCAATATTTTTTATCTTATTATATCTATCGACATCAGCTAATGCAGCTGCATAATGCATCATGATAGTTTCCGAAGGATTTGATTCTCCAACAATGTGTACAGAATTAAGAGCCATTAAATCAGTTGTATCATCAACAAATGACATCCAAGGTTTTAATGTATAATATCTCACATTTTCTTCTAAATCATCTGTTACAACAATTTTCATAGCTCTACGGACAATTACATCTGCTGTAGAGTCATCATCTCCAGTTGCAACGAGTTCACAAATCATCTCATCGCCATTGGTAAGTTTAAATTGTTTAAATTCGCCCTTCATGATTTCATATCTAGCTGTACAGTTTTATAATCGAATTGTTCTTTTTGATACATTTTTAATCTTTCAAAAGAGTGTAATAATGAATAATTTTTTCTACTTTGCCAACTAATATCATCTGATATATCATAAAGATTAGTAGCACTACCGTCGTCTGATTTTCTCAACCCTCTACCAATACTTTGTAATACGCGAATCTGTGATTTACTTGGTGAAGCAAAAATAATATTATGTAAGTTCCTTATATTTATCCCTGTTGAAAATGTACCTAATGAAGCCACAATGATTGCATTTTTGCTTTTTTCCACAATTCCTCGTATTGCTTCACGGTCGGAGGTAGCAACATCACCAGATACAAAAAATACTTTACGATCTTCATCTGCAGAATCCTCAATTAAATTAAATAAAGGTTTACCGTGTTTTTCTACATAGTTATATAGGATTAAACTATTACCTTTCATATCAAGTGCTAAATTTCTTATGAATTTATTACGCTTTTCATTGGATACAATGAAATCGATCTCATCCTGATATGTTCTCTTACCAAATTCCTTACGTATCTCCTCTGAGTATTTAAGTACAATTCGTTTAATTTTGAGTTGGGCGAGAGTATCGTTATCTTGTAATGACTTTGTTGTGGTAACGCGATATATTTTACCGAATAAACCTTGGAGTACGAGTTCATGGGTCTGAGCTCCATCTAGTGTTCCTGTAGTTCCAAAGCGATATTCTGCTTCAGATGCTTTGTTCATAATAGACATTAATGATTTAGATTTAAAGCCATGACACTCATCACCGATGACCATACCAAAATGATGAAACCATTGCTTTGGTAGTTTATATATTGATTGCCAAGTAGATATTACAATTCTTTTTTGTGTGTTCTTATCTTTACCAGAATAGATTTTATGAACTTCATTTTCAACATCATAACCATAATCTTTAAAATCACCATACATCTGTTCAACCAATCCAGTTGTAGGTACGATGATTAAAACCATTTTATTAAAATTTTCTAAATACCAACGTGTTAAAGCATAAATGATAAGAGATTTACCTGACCCAGTTGGTGATAATAAAATGCCACGTTTGCGATGAATACCAGTCGATACTGCATCAAACTGATAATCACGTATTTCATATGGCATATTTAATGATTTTATATATCCATATAACTCTTTTACATTTACTTGATTGTAATTATCTGGTTTACCATATGCAGTTTCATCTACTATTACTTCATACTCTCTCTGTTCTGCAAACTGTAATAGATGTTCATAAAGACCAGCAGGTAATTCTCCATTCATAATTGAAAATAAACGAATTTTACCATCCCATAATCTATTTCGGTACATAGGCATAAATTTATAACCAGGCACATAAAATGAGAAAAACTCATTTAATTCCTGAGCAGTACCACTTTCACACTGTATTCTTAGATTAGCGTGGTTTAGTTTCGCTACTTTAAGTATTTCCATTTTAGCCTATGGTTACCATATCATTACGCAATAAATGCACTATTTAAAATCCAGCCTCAAATTGTTTCCATTTTATAATATTCGAAATGGTTTGATGTCGCCAATTGATATTATTTATTATTTCCGTTAATGTATCTATAACATTCTTATAATATTGAATTTTTTCCTCGGATCTTTGGATTTCAGGGTCGCTATCGTAATAGTATTCCATTTCACCCTTAAGAACTTTTAAACCATTGAATGGATCGGGATCCCAACCTTTTTTAATTATTTCGTCGTGTGGCATTTTACCATTATACCACAACCATTTATCCTTTAATAATTGTTTTTGATTAAACTCTGCACGCTTTAATTGAAGCTTATATGTCGATAAAAGCTCTAGGTATTTTGCATGTAGGATTGGTTGTTCTCGAGAAGATTTATCTAGTTCATTCGACTCGATAATGCAGTCTTTTGCCCACATTTCGTGGATGGATTTCAAATCAATCATTATATAACTCCAAACATAATTATATATTATATCACAAAATGCAGTAAAAGTAAACTACTTATTAACCTGCTTCATAGATATAAGCTGCACCAGCATTAGATGTTGGATCACCCGCACCACCATCTTCATTTTGTGTACCCGCAACTATAACAGATCCATCACTGTTTATATCAATGCTATACCCTAACTGATCATTTGCTTGTGCATCAGAGGCAGTTAATTTTCTAATTTCCGTCCAAGTAGATCCGGATCTTTCAAAAACATAGAGAGCACCAGCATTACTTATTGGATCACCTGCACCACCATCTTCATATCTTGCCTTTACTACCGCAAAATTACCATCAGCACTTATAGAAACCCGTTGACCAAATTGATCACTTACTTGTGCATCTGATGCAGTTAACTTAGCTTGTTGTGTCCATGTAGAACCGGATCTTGTAAAGATATAAGCAGCGCCTGAACTAGTTAATGGGTCACCAGCACCACCATCTTCAAATGGAGATCCAACAATTAAATAATTTGCATCAGATGATATCTTAAGGCTGGAACCAAACCTATCACCACTTTGCAAATCACCGCTTACAATTATAGATTGCTCAGTCCAAGTAGATCCAGATCGAGTAAACATATACACCGATCCTGTAGTCGTTTGGGAGTTTACTGTTCGACCCCAAGACCCAACAGCTAAATAAGTGGCATCTCCGTTAAAAGAAAGAGGTTGACCAAAATAGGCTTGTCCTGAAGTAGCTTTATCAGATGCTTGTATATTACTACCTTGTTGTGTCCAAGTAGATCCTGATCTAGTATATACACAAACTGTACCTTGGTATGCTGTAACATCATTGTCAAATCTAGGTGCACTTATTGCTGCATATGTACCATCATAATTCAAAGCAACATCTGTACCAAATTCATCATATTGCCCAAAACCTGTAGGTGGAGATATTTTTTGCTGTTGTGACCATGTAGATCCCGATCGGTTGAATATATATGCAGCTCCGCTTTGAGTGTTTTTACCAAAGGCACCGGCAATTATATATTGACCATCTCCACTCATCATAAGTGAACTACCCTGATCACTACTACTTCCACCCAACTGATCATTTGCTGCTGCATCTGAAGCAGTTAATTTTTGTGTCTCTGACCAAGATCCGCCCGATTTATTAAATACATAAACAGCGCCAGAATTACTTAATGGATCGCCTACTCCGCCGTCTTCATAACGAGCACTTACAGTAATCCAATCTCCATCATCGTTAATACCTACTCCGCTACCAAAAATATCTACCGCTTGTGTATCAGATGCTCTTATAATAGTTTCCGTAGGAGACACTGACCAATCAGGACCAAATGTTAAACTAAAGGTAGTTGTACCAGAACCAAAACTAATTCCATCACTTACC